CTCTTCAATCAATGTTTCGTAATTCACGCTCGCGCCTCAATTCTGGTTGTGACAAAAACAACATACTCGATGTACCTCCAAAAACCGATCGCATCAAGAATCGGATTAAGCATCGGGGACATTACGCAATATCGAATGTGATAGGGGCTTCTGTGATGCTCGGCATGATGCTTGCACGATTGCAGGATGCCACATCGTTGAGCCATCGAAACCAACCAGCCATTCTTTCCCTTCGAGTGTCCCCAAGCGTGAATCTGGTTGGCTTGACTCAAGAACAAAAACGTAAGCCATGCGTCTTGTGTCGCATCGAAGCAAAGGCACGCCCCACAAGCCAACATCGATGGGATGATTGTCGTGTAGTTTCGATGCCAATAAGAGCCCTTCAAGAATGCATACTGATCTGAATGGTGCAACTGGTTTGGCCCACCGATGAGCCTGCCAAAAATAGGAGTATCTTGATCCAGGTACGAATCTTCCCACCAATGGAACACACCGGCGATGAAGTCCGCTGCTAGGAATGACAGAATGATGAACAGGATCCATTCGATCACTTGTTGCAACCTCCGAGCAATTTACCGATCTCAGTTTGCAAGGTCTCAATCTTGGCCCAAAGTTTTTCGCGATCTGATCGACACTCCTGCAGATCGCTTCTCGTTGTTTTCTTTTCTTCGACGAACAAGCGAAACAAGATCCCGACCGCTGTACTTAACGCTGCAACCATGCCTGAGCCGATGATATAAACCAAGCTTTCTTGAGTCACTTTACCAACCCTTTCGCCTGTTCAAAAGACAAGTAGCCAACATGCTCTTTACGCTCCGAGCCCTTGGAGACCTCAAATTTAGGAGTGACTGGAAACGGATGATCCTCAACGATGCCGACTTGCCATCCCGCATCCAAGAACTTCTGCATCTCGCATCGCTTCCATCGATCGCAAGGTGGGCAATTTTTGGAGACGAATACCAAAACCTCGAGTTTCAATGGCTTGTCGCTTGGGCTTGGTATCGGCTTGGGATCGTCAACCGGAGCGGGTTGAACTGTTAGAGAATCTCGAACAGTTACGACCTGTTCAGCAAGGTCGCTCGATGGTATGTCGCATTGAGTTGGATCGGGCTTGGTACTCGATCCAAAAAACCAACTAAACAAACAAAGACCAATCACGGCAAACATTCCTTTTTCTCCGTTGCTGAGGTTCATCCCAAGGCCTCCCTGTCGAGGCTAGCAGAATCAATAGCAATCCGAGCATCACAGACTACAAAAGTGGGCTTTCGACATACCGTTGTGAAGGTACTCAAAAACGAACCACCTCTAGGCCACTCGGTCGCATATCGTCGCATCGTAAATATGCGTATTTCGTCAGGAGTCATTGGATCCATAACTGAACGCTGAATCGGCTCTGGGTAATGCTCGATTAGATTGCTCATCCTAGTGGCCTCGACTGCATCCAAGATACTTTCCGTGGCCCTGGCGTTGAAAGATCCGACACGCCAACAATCGATGTCCATTGATGCCTGCAAAGAGCATCAATCACCGATGGGGCAATCTCAGTCCAAGAATCGTTGTGGCTATTAAGTCGCCAAATGTAGTTGCGGTTCTTGCTGTCTTTGCGTTTGCTGTAGCCTGCAAAGCAATACGCATGGCCTCCGCCATTAACCATCGAGATTGATTCCAGAACACTGTTTCGACCGTATAGCGACTGGTTCCACAATGATCCGACGTAACATACGCCAACACCTGATGCCATGTAATTCTTGATGGCATCGTATGATTCCAACCAAGTGCTAGACCTAACTCGAAACGAACTTGCCCTCATTCGCATGCCATCAGTTATGAGCGTCCTAGCATTCGATGGGTACGGTGTTTTATACTCAAGATGCCTTAACTCAAGATATCCAACTTCCTTGCTAATTTTGAGCCCGCTGTTGATTGTAGATCCAGCATCGCGACCTAATAGACCGTCAAGACGTTGAGCCTCAAGATAGCTAAACAACTGAGAGAACTGCCGATCGTTGCTCATCGAGCCTGTATGCAACGCCCAAAGACCTTCGCCGCAATTGGTATTGCCAAATCCACCGCAAGACCCCATGTTGCTTTGGTTGTCATGGCGTATCAACTTGCGGAAATCGACCTCCTCAGGTGCTTCGTAATCGCTGACGGTAAAGCCAATTTCGATTGACTGCGATACTATCGCGTCTCGATTTTCTATGGTTGGATCGTAGCCTGTGAATTCAGAGTCACTCATCACCACGCCCCCGCTATCTCTCGATTGATCTTGGCGATCTCGCTTTCCTTACCCGCGAAGCTTGCTGGCAAGTCTAGCTTATCGATGGCTTCGTAAACTCGATCGAGTGCCTCACGTTGCTTAGCCCCAGCGTTGTCGGCAATGAACTTCGTCCATTGCTCTTGATCTTTGATTTCGCCCGATTCGATCTTCGATGCTGCCTCTAAAAAAGCCTGCTTGTAGGCTGATCGGATGCTTGGCAACGTCTGAGAGACGACCGCCTTGAGTTCTTTCGGTTGCGACTTATCCGGTTGCGGTTGCTGATTACGCAACATCGCAAAAACCGCCAACGCTGCGACGATCCAAGGCAACCAATTCTCTTTTTTCTTTTCGTCAGCCATCATCCATCCTTGTGTATTGCCCCAGGAGACTCACCGAGCTAAGGGTATCGGAAAAGTTCGGGTCTCCGAGGGCTTAGTCTTGATCGTCGTCGCTGACAGTGGAATCAAAGGGCTCGCCAACAGCAACATCCTCCGAAGGATTCTCGACCTTCTGCGATTGCCACCATATCCAAAGCTTCAAGGCGATTTGGATCAGCAAAAATAGCGTTGCCGGATCGATGCCCATTAGCTCAGGATGCGATCCGAAAAGCAACTTTCCAGCTTCCTCATCGCCGTCGATGGTCTTAGCAACCAAATCAGCCACAGTTGGATCGGATCGCCGAGCGATCCAAATTTCCCGAGCTGCCCGACGCGCCTTGAGCCTGTCAGCAAATTTTACGCGATTCACTTGGTCACCTCCGGCCTTGGATCCACTGGACGAATCGACTCACCTACCACCCACGCTCCAACGGCGTAAACCAGGATCTGTATTTGATCCTCAGTCAAGGGAACCTTGTCCTTAAGGACGACGACAGCAACGGCTGCCAGCGATACCCAAAACCGTTTAGACTTGAAAAGACTTTCCATGTTTCTGACTCCTTTCCCGCATTTTAGGCTTGACCGCCGCAAATTGCAAGCAACGGCCCTAATTTCGCTTTAGACGCGTCTTTTTTTCTTGGCTACTTTTGACCGTGGTTGCCTTTTTCTCTCCATGCTGAGCCCGAGGAAAGCGTTTAGAGCGTCGAAAATCAATCTGCTTTTGGTTGTCTTTCGCTCGATGGCTGCGCGATCAACAACTTCCCAAAAGTCCGGCGGTTGCGAGATGTTTTTGCGTTGCGTCATTGTGTTACCTATACCGCAAAGAGTTGAGGTTGATCGGGATCTTCTTTCCGCGAAGTATATCGCCAGATTTCCGACTGCGTTGGTGATGGTCGCTTTCTTGCCCATCGCTCTAGGCCTGCTGTTTGATTTCTATTACCGCGAGCCCACCCGGTACCATCGCAGGATTCAATCCCCAGGTTCTCAAGGTAGTCAAGCTTTGCCGGGCTATTGCACCGAAGTAAATGAACTCGCCTAAACGCACCGGCCCACATCTCGACAGTCGACCATTTCCATTCATCGCTACCACCGATTGCGATAACCGCTGGAGCCGGTCGCAATTGCTTGACCATCTCAATCGTCATGCCATCTTGCACCGCAATAGCGGGAAGGATCTCGGCATCAATCACACGCTGGACATACTTTCGGAATCGTTCAAGCGTCGCTTCGCCATTGCCTGGAATGTCTGGCACAATTGCCCATCTTGGTCTTTGCACAGATGGAGCCGCCCATTGGATCATCGCTTCCCATTGTGGCTCAATCGATTTCCATTTTGACTCGTCAAACTGATTCGTTTTTCTGTCCCAACAAGAAAACGCCCCGTTGTCGAATGCAAACGGAAACCAAGGCCAAGGCCCACGTTGAGCACCTGGACTGTAAAGATGACCAATTTTTCCCGTCTCCCTCGCTAAACAATGCCAAAACCAACCCGTACTGTTTGCAGGCATTACTATCAAAACGCACCTCTGTTAATTGCTTCGCAAGCATCTTGTAAAGTGTTAAAAACCAATGTTGCATGGTACGCAACCCAAGGCGATAACGCTTCGCCTATATTATTTACTACGAAAATCTCCTGTCCGTTCATGTTAGCGTACATGATTTCCATCGCCGTTCCGAAACTTGGCTTGTCGATCCAAACCAAAATGATTTCGCTGTTGTCGATGTCCTCTTTGTCTTTCTCGATGATCTCGTAAGTGTAGGCGTTTTCGCATCCGCGATAATCTCGACGCATCGGGTCGATGCAATTATGCCCATGCAAAAGTTGCTTGGCTACAGCCCTCCAATCTTTACACTCTGAATCCGTGCATCCGTTTATCCGCCCACAAAGATATATGTTTTTGCGTTGCGTCATTGTGTCACCTCGATCCATGTTCCAACCTTATCATCTGGCCCGACGTACCACTTTTCGACAGTCAGCCGGTAGACCTGCCCATCGTCGATGTAAGCAACGCCGTTGAGGGAATCGAGGATGCCCTTGGCCGTATTGTCGATGTCCGGCCTGCTCATCTTAGGTTCTCGACTCGCTCGACGAATCTTGCTATGGCCCTTCGGCCTTGAGTACCAGC